AAGCTATGGATACGTCCAACGTATAGAAAGCTAATAGGTCAACAACGAGGTGGTATGCCTACTATTGAAATGAATGTTGAGGTATAATAAAACTGAGTTCTTTTACTACAATGTACAGGGTGCATATGTAGGAGAATCAACACCAGTTTTTATAGAAACTGAATTATATGATTAGTGGTAGGAGTTATAATGCCAACTAAGAAAACAAGAAAGCCAAAGAAGATACGGTACTAAATAGATGCAGCCCTGACCGGGCGATCAGGGCTGCGGGCTAGGGAAGGTGATACCCTAGCAGCGGTAGTGAGGTGATACCGCTTGTTTTGCCTCTTTACATTTCCTCTAGTATGGTATGTTATATGGTGCTAGTCTACCATACTCTGCTATTAGTGCAGCCTCTGCTATCCCATCATCTGAAGATTTTTTAATATATTCTTTTAGCTGTGGATAGATGTGTAGTGCTAGGTCAATCGAGTCTTGTTTATTCTTACTGAGCTTGAAATGTTTCTTCCATACCTGTGGTGTAACAGTGATAACATCTATGTCTAAGGCTGCTCCTATGCCTTCAAAGATGCCCATGCATCTAACAAGTGATGCTGGTCTTGTTACCTTTTCAATTACTATCTGGTCTGGTTGTGCTTCTATTATGATGTCAACGATACTATGAATCAGGTATCCATGTGCACCAGTTCCATCTACTGGCATAGGATATGCTATTGGTTCTACGTCAAAGTGATCGTCACAGAGTATAACTATCCCACCTTGTATACCCGGATCAATGCCGATAAATATCATTAGGAATATCCAATCCTGCATCAGTGAATGTTAATTGCTTTTGTAAATCTATATACTTAGCTGCACTTGCAGGTACACGTATAAAGGTTTCTCCGTTAGGTGTATACTTTGTAGCCTTATTTATTTTTACTGAGTTCATTAGTATATCTTTTGCTGAAAGAATCAAGAACCTTTCTCGTTTACTATTCAACATAAATAGATAAGTGTTTTCAATTCGAGATGGTTTAAATATTTTGTCTCTTCGGCCTGCTATATCTATAGTATCAAAAGGAAATTCATATTTGTCCCAGTTATGTTTGACTTCAACTTCTATGTAGTAATCAATGTTATCTTTCTTAGCAAGTACATCGACACCTGATTTACTTGGGTTAGCTATAGCATTGTAATCATTATCTTTTAGCCACTTTATAATAAGATACTTAGCAGGATCATTCTCATCATATAGTTGTTGGTCGAATGGTTTTAGTTCAGTCATTTTACCATAGTCCTATACTGTGTACAGAATGGTTGCACTGCACAGAAACTTTCACACCGTATAGATGTGCGTGGTCTTTCAGTTATGTACTGCCCCTTCTTATATCTTTGCATCCACATTGCAGCTTCATCATATGTATCAGCTAGCTTATGGGCCCTAGCTCTGTTGCGAGATTCGACTGCAAACTTTGCTTCACTCTTCCACTGTTCTTCTTCGGTACAGTAAGGAAGCTCAACCTTAGCTTGCTCATGTAGTTTGATACGTTGCTTAATGAAGAGTTCTGTCTGTTGTTCTGTCCACATTGTTCTTGATTGTATAGCTATCTGATGTTCAGGATAGTTTCTTTCCCTGCTTGCCTTACTACGTACCCAGTCCCTTAGTAGTATTACGTTGACTAGATTGCGTACCTCATACCCTTCTTGTCTAGCTAGGTATGCGTAACAGTTGAGCTGAGCCTCACGTTCATTAGTCTTACGCATAGTAATAGGCGAGTCAGGCGTACTGACATCAGCAGTTGTAGATGTCTTGACATCATAGATAGTAGCAGTGGTCTTATCATATACATCGAATGCACCACTAATCTTTACACCATCGAAGTCAGCAAACATTCTTTGCTCAGCAATCAATGAACCGTCATTAGTATTTTCAATTGCTGATTCAATAATAGAATGTGTAGCTGTACCAAAGATAGCCCATACTGTATCACTAGCATCAGTATCTATTTCATCTCTGTATTGTCTCAATAACTTCACACGACGTGGTGCATCTAGTAATTCTGTTACAGAATAATCAGCTTCTGATTGGTGCGAGCTTAGTTGATGTTCGACTGCCTGTACCCAGAAGTTAGGTAGGTTGTATTTGTTTGTTATCATTTGCTGCCTCACTGTTACTCTTCAACCACCCATTGTCTTTTGCCCATAGTGGATGAGAGCTTATATAACTATTGCAGGCATGACATGTACCAATAATGTTGCCCGGTTTATGTGCAACTATGATACCACCTACTCGCCCTCTAGGCAAGATCTCATGTATGCCCTGTACATAGTGCGTACATACTTGTGACTTAACAGGACATGGACGTTTCATGTCACCTATGACGGCTATGACGGCTGGTACTCTTACTTCTTTGTAGAACTTAGCCATCTTCTTAGACCTAGGATTCAACCTAGATCTTTTCATAGGCTTAGTACTACGCTTCATAGAACTACGCTTCATCTCTTTACTGATCCTTTGTTTAGTGTTTGAGCTCTGTAACGCTTACCAAGTTTCTTTTGTTCGCTTTGTAATATTGATTGGGATACATAAGGTTTCGTATCTATATTAGCTAACTTAGCTTTCAGTGAGAATGAACTACTCATTCCCTGTTCACTATCAGTTGTACCTAAAGGATAGAACTTCTTTTTACCACAACTGTTACAGATACCCATGAACTTTTTATATCTTCTTCTTGAGTTAGTCCCGTATCCATTAGCCTCCCATCTAGCTGTTGCTACTTCTGGTGATTCAATAACCATATGACATGGTGGGCATTTACTTTTCATACAATCCTCCTTGCAATTACTTGACAGTAATATTATAATGAAGCTACTCCGGCCTCTTTAAACGTCCTTGTACTCGTTGTTCTTTTACAACTGTTCTCTACCTTTCTTTATTGTTCTGCTACTGTTTTGCTACTGTTACTGCTACTGCTACTGCTACTGTGCACTACTGTGCTTACCAAAATTTTTTCTATGGTAGGTATGTAAGTATCTTAGAACGGTATGTTCTCAGTACTTTGATACTGCTGTATTCTATTACTAAAGTTATTGTCAGCTAAGCTAGCTAATGCTGCAGCTTCTACTTTATCTTCATTGCTCATAGGTTCAGGTATCATACGTGGATCTATTTGCTCTAGTCCTTGTATACCGTACTCACCTTTCATGTGCATGAGCAATCCTTCTAAGGATCCTTTACGCTTTGCGTTTACTTTAGTAGCTTCTAGTCTCATGTAAATCTTATCTTCTTCATTGACTGTTGACAGTTTCCATTCCATATCAGCAGCAGCTGTAAACATCTGGCTACCAAACACATGGTCACTGTCTGCTCTAGGCGGATGTGCTACTGCTAGCCAAGCACAACCTAATCGATTCATGGTATCCATAGTCCTGTTAGCAGCAGTGTCGTCTACTAAGCTAGCACCGGCTCTGCTTAGTGAATCTAAGACAACTAAGCCAACGTCGTTGTTATCTACGTGGTCTTGTATAGCTCCACTTACCTCAGTCAATGTACTGCCTCTCTTGTGTAGTACATCTATGCTTCTGTCTCTATAGTCTTCTCCAAGTAAAGCGGCGTTAGCTTGATGGATACGGTAATCGGTATCATCTTCATCACGTTCTAGGTTTACATACAGTACATTAGCTTGACGTTCAGGTGTCCATACGTTGCTATGTCCAGCGTCTATTACTACTGACATAGCTACTGCGAGCCATGACTTACCTGTACCGGGAGGGGCAAAGAGTATTGAACCTGCACCTTTGAGTATGTATGGTTTCAGTAACCAGTCTAAACCATCTACTCTTTGTATGTTTCTACTCTTACGTACACCATCTTTACGTATCCATTTCTCCCAGAGTTCTTCAGTAAAGTCCAGCATATCTTTTTGTGCTGTGTCTTGTGCATAGCCACGTGTCTGTGCTTTCAGTATACGATGTGCTTGATTGACTAACCTATTTCTTTCTTCACGTTTGTGTAAAGCTATGTCATCTGATTCTAATTTCAGGTTGTTCAGGTATATTCTTATAGTTGCATAAGGGTGTCCACGTTCTGGTCGAATGTTCTTTGCCTCGAACTTTAGTATATGTGTCAGCCCTTTTTCTGTAGCTGATATGTTTCTTGTTGCACTGATACTTGTATCTTCTATGTGCCATTCAAGTTTCGTATTCATGAGTCACCTTTCTAAACACCGGGTCTCTTGTATTTATGTACCTTCTGTTGAAGTTCTATTTTTGGTATTAGATAATCTATCGAGTCAAGTAGGTACTTCGCTGATTCACCCTCACAGTAATGCGGTTCACCATCTCTTGCATCTCTATACGAGTATACAGGAAACTTTGGATTTCTTCTATTAGCTGGTGAGTTAGGCATGATGTCCATACATACTTCTACCTTGCACATTACACAGGGCTGGTGAACGGATCTTGTTCGTTCGGCATATCGATACCTTTCCATTGGTTCCTCCTGTTCTGCATACTTTCTTTTATATCAGCTAGCTCCTTATTCATACGTGTAAAGTCACGTAATCTAGCTCGTTGTCCTTCAGTTAGGTCATCGAACCTTACATCTTTAGCTTCACTGCCACGTTGGCTTTCATTACAAAAGTATGCAAGTGTATGTACAAATGTTTGTTGGCTTAATCTATACATTCTTTCCATCAACATACAGTAGAACTGACATAGCTTTTGGTCATCTGCTTTGTTGTAACTAGTGTCATCAGTTAGTAGTGTTGATACTTGATTGAAGATTCTCCAGATGTCAGAGGTTCTAGTTACTGTTATATCAGCAACCATGTTCTCATCGAACCAACCTTTGTCTTGAACCATTTCTTCTAGTATGTCATAGGTGATGACATCATTGTTCAAATCTAATACGTCGTGCCACGTATCTTCATACTGATTGTAATCTTTATATGTTAAATGTTCTGGCATTTTCTTCTCCTTAAATGGCAAGCTACCCAGTGCGGAAAAGGCAATGAAGTAACCTATCCTGCAGTTACCTAACAGGAACACTGAGTAGCTTGCGTCTGTTACTATACGGTAAAGCTCGTATGAGCTTCCCGTCTCCATATGGTCTTGCCACAATCTGCACCACGGGTACAGTTAGCTGGTGTTATCCATTCACCACTATCATCCTGTTCCTTAGTACAAAAGTAATTGTCTAACATACCATCTTGTTGATTGTATCTAGCCCAATCCTCACGTGAAGGTGCTAACTCTTTGCCTTGATTGAATGGACACAGTAGTCCACTAACAATTTTATTAGCATCTTTTCTATCAGCATACTTGGTCGCAGTCAGGTTGAAATTAGGTTGCTCTACATTAGCACCATCTATATTAGAATATGTAGGTGCAGAAACTACTTGGTTAACAGTAGCTTTGTTTGCACTGATATTGAATACACCTGCTAGTTGTAGTACCCAGTTATACATATCTTCAAGGCTACAACTAACACCATGCTTTATAGTAAAGCCATCTAACTCGAAAGTAATCTCCCAATCTCTAGAGATCATGCCTCCTTCAACGTCCTTTTTTTCTATCTCTGCCACTTTTATGGCTCCTAACTTGAGTGCTTCTTTTTCTAAGTGACCACTCATTGCAACTGCCCTGCAAGATTTGCTATCAGATGTAGCTCTTCTCGTAAAGCTCTAACTTCTTCATCTTTTACACGGACATGAGCTTCTAGTTCAGAGGCTCTAGCTCTATGCTCAAATGCTTCGGTGAAAGTATCCGTGTATACCTCATCCTCTTCAAGCATTACCAGTAAGGTAGCTGCTCTTTGTTCTGCATTCTTGCCCGGTACGTCACCACTGATACGTGCTTTACGCAAGGTGTACTGTTGTTCACAGTCCCTTGCTTGTTGCACTGCCTCAGCTAGGTTACGTTGTACTTCTAGTCTATCAATAGTTGCTTGCTTATGCATCTCTCGGACACTCTTAAAGCTAGCAACTAATGCATCAGCTGTTGTATTATTTTCCATGCTAATCCTCCTCACTAAAGGTATGGAACTTGTTTTTGGGTTTGCAGTGCTTGCAGTAGTTCCCATTCGTTCCATTGAATCTGTGATACTTCTTTGCATGGCCACATGTTGATCCGTTAGCAGGCACGTTCCTGATCCACGTTCCGTTCGCATCAGTGATCCATTGAAGGGGTTGAATGCAGAGTTTAGAACCATCAACTGATTCATCGATTTCCATGGTTACCATCCTGCACCTAGTAACTCATGAGTAACAGCTTGTTTCATCCTTGCACCTGCACCAAACAGTACACTCTTGTTACGTGCTTCCTGTCTAGTGTTGTTACCAGTTGCCTTACTGTTTATTCCATAGTCAGCATACCCTATGGCTGCGTTGTACAAACTGTACATGATATCACCGTTACGTTCTTTCTCAGGCAACCAGAAGTTACTAAAGAAGTTAGATCGTTTTTGCTTTATAACCTGTAGTTTGTGTTCAGTTTCACTGTCTCTATCATAAGATACAGATGAATCAATGAATCCTTTTGGTGCAATAATCTCTAGCACTTTATCGATTTTAGGATCATCAGATACAATACCTAATGTTCCATGACCTTGTAAGTTGCTATCGATTGAGGCACGTGAACCAATACCTTCAGCCCAGTTAGCAAAGCGTTCCATCTGTGCAGTTACTATGCTTACTTGCTTCAAGGATTCTTCTATCAAGGCATCTCTATTAGAAGCATTGTGCTTGATACGTACACCTGTGTTGAGTCTTCTTCCATACTCATCTCTCTTACCTAATGCTAAGTCGGTAGTGTTACGACACACCACACGTACATTAGTACCTAGGATTTGCAGTGAGTACTGTCCATTGTAATCAGTATGGAATAACAAATACTGTTGGTGTTCTTCACCACGTATATGCCAATCTTTTTCTAACTTCATGGTTGCAAAGAATCTAGGAAAGCCACCGTTCCATAGTGTACCTGCAGTAGCCCAACGTGCTATGCCGTCCGGCACTAGCTCATCTGCATACTTGAAGATATCCTTGGGTGCATCTGGCTGGTAGTTAGGGCCTACAATACCAAGTGGCTGGGCATCACTGTCTCTATACAGTACATACCTATTAGGCACTTCCCTCTTGGCCCATATCTCAGCACTATTAAATAGTACTGGAGTCTTTTCTACATTCCAATCCAACCGATGTTCCTCTAACAACTGTTGGGATGTGGTGTATCCATCTGTTCCTGTACCCAGTCCATGCCATGGCACACCTTCTTCTTTTACATATACTAGTTTCTCGATGTCAGCTGGCATCTTGAACCTCACTTTCTTTTTTTGGGAACTCTTCTCCAAAGAGTTCCTTTTGTTTTTCTTTGAATATCTGTTGCATATCTAGTTCAGAAGCTGTTAGTACTTCTTCGATTTCTTCTAATGTGTATTCGAAGATTTTACTTATTCTTTCCTCTAGTTCTATCAACAAATCTTCTACTGCGTCTTGGACTCGTTGAACCCATTCATCATTTACATCTGGTTCACTCATGATCATCTCCTGTTTCATCCGTTGTAACTAATACAGTTCCAACGTCATCAACCTCTTGATACCACGATTTACCAGTACTGACTTTGTATTCTGTTTCCGAATAACCTAATCTCCTTTTCCATTCTGCATGCCAGAATCGTTGTATATCTAGATGCATTTTCCAGATAGCATTATCATGCACTTCCGGATGATATCGATCTTCAAATGAATCAATGAATCCTTCTACTACTGGGTGTATGATTTTATCTAGACCTTGCTTTAGTTCTAGCAATAGTTCTGGTAACACATCTTCATCTACAGTCATGGTCTCCATCCTTTATCTATCTTATCGTTTAGAAACTTTCTGAACTTATTGACTACACCCTTAGTTAGTAATGCATTAGGTACAGTTTCTAAGAACTCATCTAATACTTTTTGGAATGCATTGAGTTCACGTTCACGTTTCTCCCAATCATTCTCGTTATCTAAGTTAGGTCTACCCATGTATCACCTTGTTTCTCTACACCATCTACCATGTAAGCCTGTATCTTACCCTCGGTAGCTGATGATTCTTGTATGAACATTAGGAATGTTGCTACATCTTTGGGGTATGTAGCTATCCATTGTTCTAATGTACGCACAGCTCTATACTGTGGTAGTACTTCGTTCCACTTCATGCTCTTTACCATTCTTTATTGCAACATATTGTTCCAGTAGTTTTGGATTGACTTTTATGTTGATAGTTTCATCATCAAGTTCTTGTTCAACCATGAATACTTGTGCATGTATGTATGCATGTAGTGTTTCATATAGTTCTACAAGTTCTTCTTCTGTCATGTACACACGCAGTTGAGTATCAGCACTCTCTCCATCACGTATATACATTGCATGTTGCCATGTACTATCAGCAGGATTGTCAAGGGATATGAAAGCAGATTTGCTTACTCCCCATGTAGATATAGATGTCATCATTACCTCCTTTCTTTTTCCAATTTGGTGAGAGCTCAACCCCATGTTCAGGAGCCATAGGGTCAAGCTCTCATGATTGGCGGTTAGCTTCCCAGTTCCACTAACTCTTACATTGTGCATAGGATAAACTCCGGGCACAGCGGGGCTGTACTGCGGAAGAGCTTGTTTATCCAACGGGAATATTACCAATACAAATCAAACACATCATATCAACGAGCTGAAGTCACACCCCTTTAGGGGTTGACGAAAGCGAGGGGATATGATTGTTAGATTACTATTTGATTATCAGGGTACAATTCATCTAAGAACTGTGCTTGTGCCTCATCCACCTTTACCTCAGCATCACATTCCCAATCATCAAGTTCTATTATAACATCCATTGCATCACGTGTCGTGTCCAGTTCGCAGATAGATGTACCATACTTCTCTTGTTGTACTCCACACTGGAACGTACATGAGTGTGCTCGATACGTAATGCTACGTACCCAACATGTAGCTTTCTTATTCTCATGCTCAGCTACTAGTTTCGTTAGCTCTTCTGAATCAGGTAGTTCAAATACTATACCGTCGTAGAACTTGTTAGGTTCTTCAGGTTGCCAGTCAGTAGGATGATTACCATGTTCCTTGTCAAGCCAGTCAAGGTATACTTTCTTACGTTCAAACATATATTCCTTGAAGTCTGGTCTACCAAAGCCATGTATTACTGCACGTACATGTGTATGTGGCATGGTCATCGGATCATATTCTTTTGTTACTGTCATCATTCACCTTTCTTTCCTCTAAGTAATCTGTAAAGTTATACAGATATGTCATATACAGTAGATATGTTGCAACATATGTACTAAGTATTGTTAGTACTATCACAAATAATATTGGCATAGAGCCTCCCTCTTCTATCTATTTCGACCTCTTTACACGTCCTTGTACTTGCTCCCACTGTGGTCACCTTCGTGGCCACATGCTGTTGCTATCAGCAACAGCACAGCTACGCATCATGCACTGCTTGCAGTGCTTGTTGCTAGCTGTTGTTACTGTAAAATTATCCATGATAATTTTTCCTTTCACTGCAACTGGAACAAATCTAGGATTTGTTTCTGTTGCTACCAACAGCATCAACTGCTGACTAAAGCAGTTGATGCATTTCCGAGGCTACCTTTGGTAGCATCGGTGCATTGCAGGTTGGGCTGGCCACGGGGTCTGTTTGAAGGCACAGTACTTAGGTACTGTGCCTTCAACACCACTGCAGGAACTGCAGTGGTGGACTGTAGCTGATGCCTGCCCCAATGGGCAGGCATCTAGCTATCCCGCTATAGCTTGTGTTGCTTAGTAGCACCACACTTGTTACAAGTACCAAGCCCGCTATCATCTATTACATAGTGATGAGTACAAGCTATAGCTTTTACTTTACCTTTCACTGTAGCTTTCAATCCTTTATAGGTATCATCTACAGCGTTACCATTGAGTGGAAATGAGTTCATTGTAAAGTAAAACAAATCTTCAATTTGTTGTCTTACTTTCTGATCAGGTTCATTGTTTTCAATGGTAACTGTGAAGTGATGGACTTCCTCGGTGGCACGAGGTGCGTCCACCCATGCACCCTTACGAGTACGGGATGCACGTGCATTCACGTAATTGCCTTCGGCATCACGTTCATGGCTGTCAGTCAACCGTTGATCACGGTTCTTTGTGACAGTCACTTCACAGGGTTCTCCATTAGATAATGTATTGAATATACTAGCTAATGTAGGCGACAGGGTAGGTTCAATTTCAGTCTTGAATCTTTCTTCATTCTTTGCACCTATCTTATATGCATTAGATACAGTCTTCCCTGTCGCTCTGACATACTTCGTATCATCTTTAGTGGCAATCTCTGTGAGCTTGCCAACAATGATGTCAGCCCAAATACTGGACGCATTCCATGCTTCACCAGTATCTGGATCTGTCTTGTGATAGTACTCAGTATCTCGTAACTCTGGTTGAGTTACTCCATTGTTTTCTATCCATACTGATAGATTGCTAACAATCATTGCTATCCATTTAGCTTGATGCTTGTCCCAAGTAATAAACTTAGGAGAATTTTCATCAACTGGGTTCTGCAACCAGTTGTATTCACTATCCATTAGCTCAAGCATTCTTTCGCTAACAGGCTGTGCATATGGTTTCTTAGCAGAAACCCTTGCATTAGCGTGATCTATCATTGCTTGTTTCATTGTCTTATTCATTGTATTTTCCTTTCAATGAACATGGTTACTAGCTCTCTCTTGGCTAGTATTTAAACCATACTAAGTTCTTACATTACAAGGCACATATTAGCAAAATGTTAGGCGGTACCCCGCCTTAGATTTTGCAATATGCTTGCCCACTGTCAAGGCTTTTCCGTTAGGCCTTGACTGGGGGTGACTTGTATTGTAAGAACTGTTCCTCTATGGCTCCCTACTTATTCTTACCACTGAGACTACTCAAGGTGGTTTGTCAACCATTTTTTAGGTACTCCTAAAAAATTGCGGAGCCCTGTACTCAGGGTTGACAAACTGTGATTACATGGTTTACATACTAGCCTCTCAGCCCCATCAGATATGGATCCCTCCATATCTGAGCGAAATCTTAGGAGGTACTCCGACTTAGATTTCCGGGGCTTAGAGAGAGAGATAGGCCGTTAGAATCCCAGCTATTCTTTAGGGGCCTAAGTCAGCACCTTGTGCTGATATAAACGGACACAATAGATTTGGCTACATCCAAATCTATGTGACCTTCCCCTAAAGAATGGCTCGGAAAGAACAACATGGGATGCCCCAATGGGCACGCCATGCTGTTCTGGTTCTATAAGGTGTGCAGATTCTCTAAGGAGGTGGGCATCGGATTGGAAGACACTGAAGTGATGCTGTCTGCTTTATGCAGTAGCACTTTAGTGTCTGGAGATTCGACAAAAGCGTGCACCAAAGGGACGTTATTTTTTAAGGAAAAATAATCCTCACTTTGGATCAGCTTTTGCCACACTGACACCAAGGGCACGGAAGATCTACGCTCCGTTGAATCGGAGCTGTTCATTGCTCGGAAGAGCATCTCGGTGGATGAAGGGCTGGGCTTCAACTTCGGGGTAGAAGAAAGATTACTACTATACTACTTCAATGAACACAGTAGTGCACGTAGCTGGTATACAGCTACTCCGAGAGGTACTAGCTCTCTCGCAGAGAGCTAGTACCTACATAGTACAGGATGGAGACACTGCTAGATGCTGTAATTACTGCAGAACTAAGCCTGCTCTCGCAGAGCAGGCCTGCAACAGTACTCAGCACATGCTCTTAACAGAGCAGGTGCTTCTAGCTTAAACACTCCGTAACCTCGGACAGAGCCCTCGCACGTGGTATAACACTGCACCGTAGCAGACCCGCACTGCTTCTATGCTGCTTAAGCAGCATAGAACAGCCACAGTGTACTGTGGCTAGCTAGCAAAGCTAGCTCAGTGCGGGAGATCAAAGGGGATATAGGAATATATACTTGCTCTTAACCTTCAGGCATCCCATTAGGGGCGGATAATATTCTGGGGTACTCCCCTTAGAATATTATTAATAGCCCCGACTCTACTAGTACTTACTCTCTACTTAGGACAACAGAGAACATTAACACTGGGACGGACGGGGTGCCAGATGCTACCCCCCTTCTATTGTACTCTGGGGGGCGATCAGCGACGAAGTTACATTAAGCCTTCGCTGCCATTGACTTGAAGGGAGCTACAAGGTTATTATTCATCCATGAAAGACAAAGAGACAGAAGATTTGATAGCGTTGCTAGATCCAAATAGAGACTATGGTGACCGTAGCTACGAGGAGATAGTGGCTGGTTGCCGAGATGGTAGCATTCACATTGGGCCCGGCACGCCTACTCCTATTCTAAGACATGTGGGGAGGGGCGTAAGTGTCAAAGGGACAGGTGCTCCTCTAGCTGTTAAGAATCAAGGTAGGGAAAAGAAAGCATGGGTAACCATTTTCGAAGACAGGGGAGCTAATGACGTTGATGCAGTGTACGATGCTTTGATTGCATCTGCTGTTGGGGGAGATGTCAAGGCACAGCAGTACTACTTCGACCGAATGTTTGGTAAACCCCGTGAATCTAGAGACACTCAAAACGAATCCCAGCTTGCAAGTTTCTTCGCAAGTTACGCTGGAACAAGAATGGCACAAACTGAAGACTATGTTCCGAGAGAAAGTGGTACAATAATTGACATGGAGGCAGAGGATAAAGAATAAAAAAAATTTTTTAAACTCTGACGAGTTATGGAAACCATGAAACTTGATGGTATCAAGGGTATGGAAGAAGCAATTAGGTGGATGCGTTCTGAAGTTGCGAAACTCATCTTACTAGTTGAAGGGGATGTTGACGCTACAAATTTTGATTGGCAAATTTTTAAAGAGAAAATGGAAGAAGAGCGTCCGTTCGAGTTGCTATCAGAAGAATCACAGATAGCATACTGGTGTGGCATGATGCAGGCATACCACGATTCCCTCAAATACTGCGAAAAATCAGCGGATAAACTACTATATGATTAAATATGAACGTCCATTGCAATGGGATTTGCTAACTATCTTCGGTGAGAAAGGGTATGAACCTTTTCCATGGCAAGCTGAACATATACACTCCCGTCCGGAAAATAGAATAATTGCAGCCTGTGGTCGTCGTTCAGGCAAATCTACAGCTATTGTAGCTGAAGCATGGCGTGAACTATCACGTAAGCCAACTATAGTTGCAGGAGTAAAGCATTATCCTCTTGTGTATATCATTGCCCCTAACTATGAATTGACTATGAGGGTATGGGAGCCGTTTGTTAAGTCATGTATCGGCGATCCTACATCAGGCAATGCACCACTTTTAAATGATGTGATAGCATCTTATAACAAAGAACGTAGACTGATTGAACTAAAATCAGGAGCACGTATTCAAGCTAAATCTGCAGATAACGAAGTCTCGCTACAGGGTGACAGAGTAACTGCAGCGATAATAGATGAAGCACATGATGTACCTGATACTGCACGTAACGAGTTCATGCCAGCACTAACTGACTCAAATGGACGACTAATCGCAATAGGAGTGCCCCAAAGTAATAACTGGTTTCGATCATATTGGGAACGTGGACAGTCCTCATTACAAGAAGATGCAGATTATTATTCATTCTCAGTTCCTACTACTGCTAACCCTTCTATAGATAAAAAGGTTGTTGATGAAGCAAAGCTCGAATATCCAGATATCGAGTTCCGTCAACGCTTTTTAGCCCAATGGGCTGAATCAGAAGGTAAAGTTTTCAAGAACGTCGATGACTGTTTTGATAGTAAACAACAGCCATGGCAAAAAGGTAAACACTATTTAATGGGATTAGATGTAGCAAAGCAACATGACTACACAGTAGCCTATGTTATTGACATCAAAGACATGTCGATTGTTGCTAGTGATAGATTCAATGGCTTGTCCTACACAGCACTCGGCCCACGTATCGCAAAGTTATATCAAGAGTATAAATGCCAAACGATTCATATGGATGCAACTGGTGTAGGTGAAGCTGTGAAAGATATTCTTATTGACGAAGGATGCCATATAACCTCTTTCAAATTCACCCTGCAATCAAAAGCACAATTAGTCTCAACACTAGTTGCAGAAGTAGAGCATGGGCGTATACACTTTATAGATGATGACGAACAACTAAGACGAGAGTTAAAGTTGTTTGAAGGTAAAGTACTGGCAGGAGGGAATATACAATATTCAGCACCTCCCGGATATTTTGATGATTGTGTAATGGCTGCTGGCTTGACAGTATTGTTAGCTAAGCAAAGACAGCCACGTAAGATCGTGTCTAATAAAAAATACATTACGTTCGGCAATAAGCCTAAGCGTAGATTCTTGACAGGTGTCGCATGAACATGAATGCCGATGACGCATACAAAAGATTCCAGCATTTAAAATCTAGTGTATATGGCCAATTGCTTGTTGAATTTCAAACAGATGACGATCTCATCACGGGTAACTTTGCAAAAAGTATCATACCAGATGAATGGATGGATGAAGGTTTAGCTCCAACAGTACCTCCTACAGCATACAATGCAGTAGTCAATGCATCAGATCACATACTCACATCACCAAGAACATATGTACCTATACGTCCTGTTGGCGATTCACAAGAAGCAGCTAGGGATCATGCAGAGAATCAAAGACGTTTCCACGATATGTGGTGGGCAAGAGTCCATGAAGATCAAGGTGCTCCATTAGATAGAGGTAAGAAAAAACTTATCAGAGGTAAGATGGTACTAAAGAAAACACTGAAGTTTGATTTACTGCCTGACCTGCCAGAGAACCCTACCAGTTCAGATAAACGTAGATTTCGTAATGCAGTAAAGAGAATAGCTAAGTCTAGATTCCTGTGGAATGTAGATGTCTGTCCACCTGAACATATCTTTGAAGACCCTAGTAATCCATGGGAACCACAGTATGTCTACGAAGAGTATGAAATATTCTCTAGCGATCTTTGTATGAAGTATCCAGAAATGGAAGAAGTGTATGGTATGGGTGACCCTATGCGTAAACTTCAGTACGTAGAGATGTGGACAAAACCATACAAAGATGATCCGGGTCAATATATTGTATGGGTAGAGGGTGATGTCATACATGAAGCTATCAATCCGTACTCTTGGGAAACTAAAGAATCAGATGATAATATGCTCGACTATGATGGGTACGTCCCATATGCAATAGTAGATCCCGGATTTGGTGAAGTAGATGGGGACAATAAACCTGAAGATAGATATGCATCTATACTTCGCCCTATCAGATCTGTACTCACATCTGAAGCACGTTTCCTTACAGAAATGGAAGCATGGCTACGTATGTATGTATTCCCAGCTTTAGTGACAACAAACATGGAAGAACTAGAAGATGGTGAGAAAGAATTTAGACTTGGCCCCGGCAGTCATTTGAACTTACGCCCTGATCAAAATGTAGATGTATTACGATGGGGTGAAGCTCCCCTTACACTTATTCAAGGATTGCAACGTGTCAACGGTTACGCAGATGAAGCATCTAAGTTTGGTGCACTGGGTGGCTCGCCACTAGTAGGAGTAGAGTCTGCCACTGAAAGTGACATGCTATTACGAAACTCTGCTACTAAACTGACTGGCCCTGTATCTGCATTGCAACGTGCTTGTCAAAAAATAAACTCATGGGTATTGATGGATATACAACATATACTGGAAACAGAGGTCACTCTTTACGGTTCCTTCTCAAACACTCCGTCAGAGACTACGCTGAAACCAGCAGACATTGATAACTATTACTTTACTAATGTTACGTTTGAAACTACTGATGAGACTATGATCAATGCACGTAAGGCTAGACTATGGGCTGATCTATACAGGATCATGCCGGGTCTATCAGAACGAACAGCCATGGATAAGATGGGTATAGATGACCCAACACAAGAACAAGATGAACGATCAGTAGAAGACCTTATGCGTTCACCAGCTATGTCTAATGTACAAACGCTTGTTGCATTAGCTGGGCTAGGTGAAGTAGGGCAAGAAGTAATGCGTATCATGGGAGCACAAGACCCATCAGAACCAGAACCAGTAATGGGAGATGAACAGGCATTGACTACAGTAGATGAGTTCGGCAATCCAACAGAACCTATAGTTACTGATGCACGAATGAATGCACAAGTAGATCAAGCAGCAAGGCAGTTTCAATAATGGCAGGTGAATCAAGCGATAGACTAATACGAAGAGGTGCACGTCTAGCTGCACGTCAGTCTTATAGGCTGAGTGCTACTAATACATACTTCTTTACTGGTCAGGGAGTAGAAGAAATTGCAGAACGTACTGCAGATAAGTATGATGCATATACTACATTCATGTATGAGAACCCTGAGTATCGTGCTATGAATGAATCTATAATTGGAGCAGTTACACAAACACGTCAGCTGTTAGATGAGGCTGGTGCATAATGCAGTTCAACAATAATCAAATGCTAAAAATCATTGTTGATGGTATCAACATGTGGGAGTCTGAAAAAGGGCAGAGTGTTCAAGATTATTTTGGAATAACTCCTAGAAAATTATTAGAAACAATGTTTGGTATTTCTTATGGGGAGTCTGGTTTTGAATCTACGGCACTAGGGGATCATAAGGATTCTAAAGGTTTGTTCCAAATATACGATTTACACTTTACACCTAAAGGTATTTTGGCAGGCAGGAAAGACGAAATCTTCCAAGCAGGTAATGAGGCAATGCAAGCATACGGTGCAATGAAAGTAATGGAAGATGCACTCAATGTAGGTAAAACAATGTTTGAGCCATGGACTGTTTGGTTACATCAAGATGATGCAACTAAAGATGTTACAGCTGATTACGATCAAGATAAAAGTACACCTGATACATTGCCTACTGATAAAAGAGTGCAACAATCCAGAGATGACTTCAAAGAAGGCTTATCAAGGTTGAATGCAGTAACTACAGCGTTCAAAGGTGTTTATGCTCCTTATGCACCTATAGTAGATAATATCCCTCAAGATAATACAATTGCTAGCGAACCTGTTGGATTTCAACCTTCTGCATCTGCAGCACGTGAAAACATTGTAACAGGATTTACAGATACTCCTGCTACTAAGAGTCCTTCATTTCAAGGACGTACTACAAGTGCTAATGTTTTTGGAGAACCTGCATTTGAAGGAACTGTTTTTGACTTTGATGCTGTTGGTAATATTGTAGGACTTCGACCAGACTATCAAAATGAAACTATAATCAGTGCACAGCAAAGACATACAAACTTAGCCTTTCAAGATATCGCTAGAAACTTGATGCGTGTCAATGGGATTTCTCCTGATATATATAACAAACCTGATAGTGAACAGTTCCAACTGATAAGACAGCTTATGCTGATACCTGCTCCTAGTGAAGATGGACTTCCTCAGGCAATTGAAATATTAGAACCAGATGCAGAGTGGAGAGCAAAGGCTACTCCCTTTAATCTTCATAATATGAGAATCTTAGAGTCTAGATATTATTTGAATAGTGATGGATCGTTTATACGTAATCTTCCAAGAGAACAACAGTATGGTATAGGCCGTGAAGACTTAATAAATAGATATCCAAACGTATATAATTTATACAAACAACGTATTGATAGTGGGCACTATGCAGTAACTCCGTTGTCTGGTGGTTATTTACAAATACAAAACCTAAACGATTTACAAGACAAACAAATTATCAATAGCGATGGATATGTTATATCAGATGATCAGTATGCAGAAGCTACTATGAACACTGTGCTGATTGGCCCTGATGGAAAAACTACATGGGGTAATCCTGTTGATAACCCCGGTTCACTTCCTGTAAATACATTCTTGGATATCAGAAGACAAGAAGAAATAGAATTACAAAATAGATTAGATTATGATTTAGAGCTGGCTGAATCAAGAGCAGATCAGTTTTACAATGCTGCCAACTTAGCTGAAAGTGGACGGCAAAGTGACAATCAAAATATCTTAACTGCATTCGCTAATGCTGAAGCTGCACGTGCAAATGACTTGAATGCTTTAGCTGCGTTGCAAACAGAGCAACGTCAAACACTGGAATCTATATTCACAGCAATGCAAGAACCAGCTGATGTACTTGCTGCTAGTTTTGCATTGACAGGTGATGTGTCTCCATTAGGTGAATTGACAATGGCAGATAAGGTAAATGCATTCGTCAATAGGTATGTACAAAATTCAAATGAAATAAAAACTAGATTAGGTAGAGCTGCTACATATGATGACATAACAGGGAAAATGGATGCTAACCAATTTCAAGCATTCAATCCATATGCAGGTGGCGGTGTATTAGGTGACCCATCTTTAATACCACAGCCAACAGAAGCAGGAGTAGAACCAACAACAGGTGAGCCTTCTGCATGGACTCAACCTCCTGATACTGGACGTGGCCCTGATGTGGGTAGAGTTTTACAAACTCCAGAAAAAATTGATGAGTCACCTGATGTGCCAACAGGAACTGGAGTTACTCCAGATACAGCAGCAGAGTTGAAAAAGGAACTTCAGGATGCACTTGCCGAAAAAGAGAGGCTCCAAAAATTACTTGATGAAAGTTCTGATCTACCACCGGGAACTGGTTTGACACGTGAACAATCAGAGGCGAATGCTAAACAAATAGCAGCACGTGAAGCTCAACTTCAATCACGTATTGATCTTGATGTCGATGCTGATGATGATGTTACAAGAGATGTAGGCCCTTTGAGGACGTATGATGATCAACCAAAACATTTTGGTATGACACCTAGGGATATCTTTGATAGTCAAGGTGGCTTCAATCCTAATGCGTTCCATCTGTCTAGTGATTATGTTTCTGGCATGAACATTTCACATATGACTGGCGGTGCATTTACAACTCCAGAAGCATATATGGCTGCACTTCGAGCTGCTAGAAATAGATTTAGAATAACGGGTGATCCAGTTCAACTTATTGGTAAGATGAATAAGGATTGGAAGTTTGAAACAAAAGGCCCATTCAACCCAGAGACACAAAAATTTGACTGGCAAGATGATCTCGATGCATCAGCTGCAGCTAGTTCTGAATTTTGGATTCCTCAAAATAATAGAGGTGGTGTCAATTTAGGTAATCCTATTATTGTAGGAGACTCTAATGATGGTACAGAAAATGAAGAGTTAGTAATGTCGCTGAATGGTGCACCTATGGTAGTGCTTCCATTAGATGAGAACCAGCAGCGTATCATGGCTAGAGCTAATAGGTTTATCCCAAGGGCACAGGATGGATTTCCAGATAACCCAACAGCAGCAGATATTGAAAACAGAGATAAACAGATAGCTGAAGCTGCTGCATTAGCTGCTCAAGGGCAAGCAGGATCAGTTGGTATAAATAAACCATTTGTTAGCCTTGGTGATGTACCAGAAGGTTTATCAGGTACAGACGCAATGAATTGGATGGCTGCTCAAAATCCTTATACTGATGCAAGCTCTGGTGGTTATACAGATATTACTGATCCTACTGGAGAGTTTAGAATACTCCAACAAATAAACATGGGTGGTACAGCTGATAATTTAGCACAGTACGATCCCACTGGAGAAATGAGATATAGAGCATGGCAACTTCTTAATCCAGATAACCCACAAGGTGCAATCAGTACTGGCCCTTCTTCTACTTTCCGAACCGGTGGATATAACACAGCAGATTATACTATTGGCGGGCAGAGTAGAAAGCCTGCTACTACAGTAAGCAATGCAACTGCTGGAGTAAATGGTAGTGCTGGTACAAGTGCTAGTGACCTCTTTTCACTTCCCGGCTTTTCAGGCAACATGACGCAGGAGCAGATACAAGAACGTAGCGATATGCTTACTCCACCAAGAGCACGTGCTGTTACTAGCGGTGGGTTACGTACATCTCCTGAAGGTGGCTATAGATTCAGACCAGATCAGCAGACAAGGTTCGGTGCATTGGGCCCACAATTTGCTGTGCCTACACCGGGGTACCTTAGCTCCTTGTCTGAGAATGAACGTGCGTTTTTGAAATCTAACCTAGCTACACGTAATGTTTTCTTGAAAGATGTAGAGCAAGATGCTAAGAGAAGATTCGGATTTACAGGTGCTAGAAGTGGCAGAAGAAGGTTTAGCTAATGTCATTTGGTATATGGGACATAGACTCAAAGCGAGATAAAAATAAATCTTTGGAAAATCCATATGATAGGTTTTTGCCTACAACAACAAAGGCTGCCCCTGCAAGTAATTATACTTTCAATCAATCGAGAGCACCGCACTTAGAGCCATCAGTCCCTGACTTTGAAAGAGAACAGCAAGAACGGAAGACAGGTATACTGCCGACTGCATGGAGTGTAGTAGCACCTGCTGTTAGTGCATCTAAATTACTTGATGTAATGTTGCCCGGTGATCCCGGTACTGACTTATTCAATAAAATGTCAGCAGGTAACAGGGCTACACGTTGGGCAGCTATAGCATTAGATGCAATGCTTACACCAGCGACTGTTGCTGAAGCTGCAGCTTTTGTTACAGGTGCAGGTACTGCTGGGGCAATTGGTTCTTTTGGAGCAAGGATTACAAGAACGGCAGCAATGGCACGTAGAGCAGTTGCTCCTGCTGTTCCACAAGCAGCAGCAAAAGCTACTAAAGCATTAGCAGAAGTAAAGCAATTGCAAGCAGCTAAGAAAGTTGCACGTGGCGTTGTTGACCCTATGGTTCCTAAAGGTGTAGCTGCTAGGGGTGAAAAGACAGCTGTTGGTTATATCCTTGGGCGTAATGCTGCTGTTGATGGAGCAGTTCGAGGAACACTTGAACTACCGGGAATAAAAGAGATTAATGAAAAAAGACCTGAGACGGGTGTTGGTTTAGGTTTATTAGCTGGTATCGCAGCATTCGGTGGTATCAATATGGGAGCTGGTGTAGCTACGAATTTGAAAGTCCATGCTAAGGGCGGCAGGTTACAATTTGAAACACTTGCTCCTGAAAGGTTCGATGTACCTAGTGACAGCTTCAGATCTACTATGGGTAATGCAGTAAAGGCTCCTAGCACTTTACGTGTTTCTATGAGGCCTATTGATCAGAAAGCCCCTGTAGAAATACAAGTAACTCCATTCAGACAACTGCAAGAACCACGGTCTCCTTTGAATTTAGATGATACTGCATTAAGAAAATTAGATGATTCAGATCCAAGCAGAAATCATTTTAGCTATAAAGATCTTATGAAAAAGAACAGATCTGAATTAGTAGATATGGCAGTAAAACTACGAATCAAACACAAGAAACCTAATGGCTCAAATGTTCCTAAAGATAGATTGGCATTAGATATATCATCTGCAACCAGAAGATCGTCTATGGGCCCCGTAGGAATATTCCCTGATAGAGATATCAAAGACCGTAGCTTATTAGCCGGTAGGGAATTGCGTGTCAAAGTAAATGAAGAAGCATTAGATGAAATGTGGAACTATAGATCTCAATGGGAGAATCCTACTGATCCAGTACCTGAAACTACTTTGAACATACGTAACAAGTATGATTTAGATTTAGATGTTATGCCTCAAGGAGATCCTGCATTTAGAGGGAAGTCATACCTTACGAGTAAATCAGATTTAGAAAACTACTTGTCTGTAGTTGAGACATTGAAAGCAGAACCAGCAATCTTTGGACTAGCACCAGAAGCTGTAGCTGATGTAACGAAGTTACGTGAGGTAGCAAAAGATATCTTTGAACAGGTAAGAGGAGATGGAAAACTAATTCCAATAACAGTTTGGGATGGTGATAAACAAGAATTAGTAAATCTAATTACTACGTATGCAGGTCTGAAGAAACTTGAAGGCTCACAAAAACTTATTACAACTCCACAAGAAGTGGTGAAACAAAGTGGTAGCATTTGGTCAGAAAGTGTCAATACAGCAAATGGTGCTAAGCGAGCTATAGCTACAAGTATCGAAGAGTTGAAACAATTATTCTTAGGAAAAGAAGGGTATTGGAAAGCTGTAACCATAGATACTAAAGAAGGGAAAGCACTAGCAAGAGGTTTAGAGAGTGAGTTCGATCTTCCTGTAGGGACATTCAACTACAATCAGTATGTAAGAATAAGTGTTAGAGACAAGAAACGAGTTATCTCTGAACGCATTGATATGGCAGAAATGCACGCTAATCCTTTGAGATTTTTTGAAGAAGGCAGGATAAACGAAGAACAACTAAACGCTCTGCAATCATTGTCCAAAATTTTTGCTACGAACATGGATGTACCAGCAATGGTAGGTGCTAGAAAAATTAGCGATGCTACTGATACTGCACCAAAAATGTATGATGTTGATGCATTCAGTAATCAATCAGATGGAGGAATATCAGGTGATACCATGATTGTTCCAGAGATTGTTGATTACGATTCAGTAGCTAACTCTGCTGCATTCCAAGCCAAGATTGAGGAGTCATTAGCTAAAAAGAGAAACCTCGACCTTGGGTCACATACTGAAAGAAATCTTATAAGTGATATATCAGATCTTATAGGTTCAGACGGTACAAGGTTTACTAATTACGCTAAAACAAAAATTGCATCAAAGGCAGATGGTTCTCCAAAAGATATGGATCTCGGTGAGTATGGCTTCAGGGGTACACAGTCACATGTGTTGTCCAGATCTGATGGTGAAAATTATATACGGGCATTTGACCTTCAAACTAAATATGGTGTAGAAGTAGTCAACCCATGGGATAGTGCAAGAATATTGACTGAAGAAGCTATGGAGCTGATGATGCAGCGTCATATTGTAAATCAAATGTTGAGAACTACTGATGGTAGTAGTCCGGTAATAGGTAAGATACTTCTTGACTTAGATTGGTCTGCTGGTAATCCCGATAAAGCTATTAAAGGTTTGATAAATGATACAGCAAATCCAATAGCCATAGGTAACTATGATGAAGTAGTGCCAATTGGTACGAACAATATTGTAGTTGGTGGTGAAACACTATTGTTTATGGGTAAAGAAGGATCGGCAAAAAGAGATATCAATTGGATTAGAGAGCAAATAAATCCACGTAAAAATAAACAATGGGAAGATAAGGCAATTGCACGAACTCTAATGCCGTTGATAGATAAAGCCAATACTCTAGGAGTATATATGGCTACAACAGTAGACCTCGGCGGTCTCTTTATACTTGCACCATTTGCTATGGGTTCAAGGGCTGGAGCAGGAGCTTTCTGGGGAGGTTTCAGAGAAGGTTGGAAAGCAGCATGGAAAAACCCAGAAGATTTTAGAACAGCTACTCAAGCTAAAATGGAAAGTATCGAGTATAAAATTGCAGAAACAGAATTTGGTGTAAAGATATCTGATGTAGATAAACCAAATCCTAACAACCCCAATGAGTTTATACCTAAACAATTTGAAGATTTTACTTTAGGTGAACTTCCAGAAAGAGTAAAAGGATATGGCATCAAGGGTACACCAATACGGATCGGTAGTTTTGAGCAAGCCTTTGTCACCAGTATGAATGACATACGTGTTACTGCTGTATTGCAAGAAGCTAGGTTCAAAGAACAATTGTTAGGCAGGAAGCTAACCCCTCAAGAAAAAAGATCTATTGGTGAAACATATAACTTATTAACAGCAGCTCCTGATGCTATAGGTCGTGGCAAGTATACAAAGTATATGTTCTTTGCAGATGGATTCTTTAGATCACAAAGGCAGGTTATAGCTAGGGCTTTGTCTGGCAGTACCCTTGCAGGTGCAGAAATACGAAACCATATACTAATGGTAACTGGAGCAGCATTAACTGTATCTGCTGTATCTGCAATAGCTCAGGGGAGAGATCCTAGAGAAGTGCTTTCATTGATAGACGAGAAGGCATTAGCACGTGGAACTATAAGACTCAATCCAAACTTAGGAACTATTCGTGCAGGTGAGTTTGATGTAGATACTTTAGGATGGCTCAAGCCATTTGCTAACATGGTTGCTTCTGCATATACGACAGGATTAGATGTTTTAGATGATGATCAAGATACATTTAGGAATGAACTTATGCATGGTGTATCAAGATTCTTAGATTCAAAAGCATCTCCTACATTACGTGTAGCTCAAGAAGTAGCATTCAAAGGTGGATATGATTTCCAAGGCAGACACATGCTTGCCACCAATAATTTTGAGGGACTACAAAGTGCTTCTGCTAGATTAGCTCCTATATGGCTGACTCAAAGTATCGATGAATTTGTAGATGAAATGAAAGAAGCAGGAGTTGATAGCAATATTACAGCTAAAGAGTTATCGGCAGCTGGAGTAGACTCCCTTACTCAAGGCCTCACTGAGTTCTTAGGGTTGCGTGTACATTCCACATCTCCAAGTGAACAAATAAATCAAATCATAATATCTGATAAAGACCTGAACCCTATGGGATTTGATAGGGGTGAGATATCTCAAACGATGTATAACGATTTCAAAAGAAAATACCCCGGCCCATTTGAAAGGTATGAGGATTTCTCACGTGCAGGTCAATTCCAATCAGCACAACAAAAGGGATACTTGAAAGTTGAAGAAATAAAAGAACAACTAGAACAAGACATACAGGATTCATGGGAGGATTATTCAGCTACCAATCAATCAGCATTCCGAGATAGAGCAGACTTTGTTAAACATATTACTATGCTAAAGAGAAATGCATCGATGGCAATTAGTACTACACGTGAAAATGCTGGTATTGAATTTACTCCCGGTAGTTCTACATCTATGATTATGAACGAATACTACAGGGCATATGACGAAGAAACTGTTGGTGGTAGAACTAACTTTGAAGCAGTAGATGCCAGACATGCTGCTTTAGAAAAACGTATTCGTGCAGGTGAGTTCGGTGGATTAGATGAGAATGGTAAGCCAACTCCATTGATGGGCCTGCAAATTGAATTGATGAATGAAAGAGTATTCAAGACTACTGGCTCTGCTAATGTTGATGAGATAATGGAAGCTAAACATTATATTATGCAGAACACAGACTGGTATGAAATGTTAGATAAAAACACTGCAATACTTGGAAAAGATTTTGAAAGTACATTAGGTGTAGGGCCTACTCAAACATGGGGTCAATTAGACAGAGAGATTGGTTGGCTAGAGCAACAGATTATCATGGACAAGCAACTGCCTAAAGAAAACAGACTTGATATAGCTCAGTACTCTGCACGTTTAGACGCAGCTAGGAAACTTAGATACCGTATAGACGATGTAACTGCACGTCAAAGAAAGACGTTGAGATTGCAGAACCCTGTCATAGCTACAGATACTTTAACAGGTAAACCATCGATGACCCTTGATGAAGCCTTGACTTTGATAGGAAAATTAGATTGAAACAATTACAGAATAAAACTATTATAACAACTATAAAAAATAGAACGTTTCCCTCAATAGGCAAACGTGTAGTAACTCGCAGTGATGCCAGTTAGGAGTATTGTATGTCAGATGTAAATGCTTTTGGTGCTGAGACGGCAGGTGATTATCCTCCCGATGAAATGCAAGAAGAGCAGGCAATGCCGACTATAGAAGATTTAGTTGCTAGGCTGAATGAACAAGAAAGTCGATTGTCTGAGATAGATAGAATGAAGCACGATGTCTCTAGTGGACTAGGGCGTGTCCAAAACTTTCAATCTCAGCTAGACAAATTTGTTGCAGCTAATGCAGATACTGGCGATGTCAGTGCACGACAAGACCAAGTAGAGGCGACACTTGAGCTTTTAAGTGAAGCACTATCTGAACTCTTACCAGAAGATGTGCAAACACAATTGCGTAACAAACAATTGGAGAGCCGTCTAGAAGCTCTGGAAAGTGGTTCTAGTCCTCAAGTCGAACAAGCAGATGCTGAACCTACAGCTGATGTGAACAGTCTACTTGACGAAGCGAAGTGGCAAGAAGCTGCTACGGAAACCCATCGTATGGTAAAACAGATGGGTTACAATCCAATGCCCCCTGAACAAGGCGGTGATGTACCTGTTTCTGTATATGAAGCAGGTGTTGCAGCAAGTCAAGGTAACCCGTATACCGCCATCAACTACGTCGTGGATTGGGTAAAAAATAATTTGCAGGAAGATGCAGCAGCCTCACGTATTGCTGAGACAAAAGCTGCAGCTGGGCAAGGTGCACCACCACGTGCTGGTTCATCACCAAACATAGATGACTTAGTAAGTCGTGTAGCAACTTCTAGTAAGGGGCTATCAGATCTATCGGAGGCTGATAAGGCAAAAGTGTTGGAACACATGGGGCCAGCCCTGCGACAACTACGTAGATAGGAGAGTCTTCAGTGGCTACAACAGGTAACACTACTACCTCTGCACTGTCTGATAGTCTTCCTACTGTCATTGCGTCTGCACGTATTGTTCGTGAATACGAAGGAACAATGACCAGCGATCAAGTCGTTGATAAGGTAACATTAGACGAGAACACAGGTACTGTGTGGAACGAAGTGCGGTTAGATAAACTAACTGCTCAGGGTATTTCAGAAACAACAATGCTGGATAACCCACAACAAATGTCTGACTCACTCTTGAGCCTTACACCAACAGTTGCAGGTATACAAACTATCATAACTGACCGTGTGTATCGCCGATTGTCGAGTAACGTACTAGCACAGATTGGTGTGTTAGGGCAGAATGCATTGCAACGTAAGAAGGACAAGGATGGTCTAACACAATTAGATTCATTCTCTACTTCTCTTTGTGGTGCAGGTAACACCCTGACCGCTGGTCATATATCTGCTGGGCAAAGCCGAATATTCGGTAACACAACTGAGCCTGCACCTCCGGGTAACGTCTCAGTCGTATTGCACCCAT